AGAGCCATATACTGAAAGATATTATGAATTATGAGAGTACCAGTTAAACATTTAGATGAAGCTAGAAAGTTAGTTGCTGGAAAGCGCGGAGATCAACACGGAGATTTTATAACTCTTCACGAAAGAATAGCTGAGTTATGGACTGTTTTTTTAAAAACAGAAATAAGTCCTGAACAAGTTGCTTTTTGCATGGTTCTGTTGAAGTTGGCTAGGAAAGAAGTCGGGGCAAAGAATGATGACGATTTAGTTGACGCTGTAGCCTACGCTGGCATATGGAGCGATCTTGCCAGTCATAAACTGGAGAAGAGTTAATGAGAGAAGATCTGTTTGACGAAACAACGTGGACTCCTCCAGACACTTTGGTAGATCTGTCTAAAGAGAAGGTTATTGCAATAGATGTAGAGACACGGGATCCAAACCTTATAACGAAGGGTCCTGGGTGGGTAAGGGACGATGGTCAGTTGATAGGGATTGCTGTAGCGTCAGACGATTGGAATGCTTACTTGCCGATAGCTCACGAGGGTGGAGACAACATGTCTAAAAAAACCGTATGTACGTGGTTACAGGCACAATTGGATCACGGCATAGACGTAGTTTTCCATAACGCACAGTATGATATGGGGTGGTTACTTAGTGAGGGGATTGAAGTTAAAGGCAAAATCTTGGATACTATGATTGCCGCACCACTTCTGGATGAGAACAGATTTAGTTATGCTCTAAACGCTTTGGGTGCAACGTACCTAGGCGAGAAGAAACAAGAGGAGGATCTTAAAAGGGCAGCTGGGCAACATGGCGTAGACGCCAAAAAAGAAATGTGGAAACTTCCGGCATCCAGAGTTGCCTTGTACGCTGAAACAGATGCGAGACTGACCCTTGAACTTTGGAAGGTATTAACCAAAAAATTAGAACAGGAAGACTGCGACAAGATTTTAGATCTTGAGCTACGGTTGTTACCAACTGTATTCGAGATGAGGAAAAGAGGCGTAAGAGTAGATGTAGAAAAAGCACAGGAGACAAAAAAATATTTACAATCAAAAGAAGATGGACTTTTAAAAAAGGTACATGATGAGACGAATATTTGGCTGGAGCCTTGGAATGCTAAATCGTTGGCGTCTGTTTTTGATAAGCTTGGCTTGTCATACCAGAGAACATCTAAAACAGGTGCGCCTAGCTTTACGAAACACTTTCTGCGAAACCATTCCCATCCAATTGCGAAAGATGTACTGGAGATTCGGGAGTACAACAAGGCTAACACGACATTTGTGGACACAATTATTTCTCATGAGTATCGTGGCCGTATTCATTGTGAGTTTAATCAGTTAAGGTCAGACGAGGGCGGAACTGTCTCTGGACGATTTTCATCGAGTCATCCTAATTTACAGCAAGTACCTTCTAGACATCCTGAGATAAAGAAAATGATACGTGGGTTGTTTATCCCAGAGGAGGGTTGCAGATGGGGCAGTTTTGATTACAGCGCACAAGAGCCTCGCTGGTTGATGCATTATGCTTCAATGACACCAGCCACTAGGGAGAACGAAAAGGTAATAGAGATTGTTGACCAGTACCAAAAGACAGAACTGGACTTTCATCAGATGGTTGCTGATATTGCAGATGTCGATAGATCTACTGCCAAGACAATTAATCTTGGCATCATGTATGGTATGGGTCTTGGTAAGCTGGCCAATGTCATGGGTAACATATCGTTTGAAGAAGCCAGACAAATACGGGATGAGTATGATGAAAAGGTTCCCTTTATTCGTGCTATGGCAGCGGCTGTGATGGAAGTGGCATCTAAAAGAAAAGAAGTTAGGACATTACTGGGAAGAAAGTGCAGGTTTCCAATGAGGGAGTTAAAGGGATTTAACAGAGATTCCAGTTCCCTTATTCACGCAGATAGGTTAGAAGAAAGGTGGAGGGATGTTTTAAACACTCCTCTTGAGGAAAGAGAAGACGGCTGGAAAGGATTTGATCCTAATAGGTTTCAGGTTGCTTTTACGTATAAATCTCTTAACCGTTTGATACAGGCATCTTCAGCTGATCAAACCAAGATGGCTATGCTCGTGTGCGCTGAAAAAGGTTTTACACCTATGCTAACAGTTCATGATGAGTTATGTTTTTCTATAAACTGGTTAGAGGAAGAGGAAGAAGTAACAAAAATTAAAGATTTGATGGAGAACTGTGTGCCTGATCTCAGAGTACCATCAAGAATTGATGTTGGAATTGGAGACAATTGGGGAGACGCAAAATGATAGTTATAGCTTTTTTAATACCTTTCTTTTTTATTTGGGAAGGAGAAGACTTTTTTAAGTTAGCAAACAAGCAAATGGAGCAAGGAGCAAAATGGCATTATGTAGGTCCGCAAGCTTTAAGCCCTCCCGCCAAATCTTTACCGCTTCAGTGCGTAGACGAAAATGATGTACCTTGCAGTGAGCCGTTTATTCTTTGGAAATTAAAAAATGAAGAAGGCGATTAGCAGAAAGAAAAAAGATTTTATATGGTACGTTAAGTGGGGGTCATCAATAACATTGTTGGTGGCTATGACACTTACAGCGCAAAATATATTTCCCGTTAATCTTTATCTTCACATACTTGGAACAATAGGGTGGTTGGTAGTTTCTATGGCATGGAACGATAGAGCCTTAATAGTGGTCAACGCTGTAGCACTATCTATTTTTGCAAACGGAATACTGGCTATTTCTTAATTAACTATTCCCTCTTCATCAAACACGCCAGATTCTTCCAATCCGCCAATATCAACTCCGGCTATACCTTCTCCTGAAAGAGGAGCAAGATCTTGTCTTGTAACAGGTGCTGTTACTCTTTCTTGAACTTTTTGCAAATCTTCTGGTGAAATAAAACCAGAACCACCATCAAAACCAGGTGTTGTAGAAGGGCTTGGTCCAACAGGTGTTGAATCATCTCCCCTAAAAAAATTAAAAAGTGAAAAGGCGAGTCCAAGAGGACCTAAAAATTTTGCCAGCGTTCCAAGACCACCTTTAACTCCCAAAGCTTTAAGACCTTGACCAGCTGCGCTCATCATAAAACTTGGATCTTGAATTTTTTCTATAGCCAATTCTTTTATAGCGTTAGCAGGATCACTTTGAATTTTGTCTAATGTTTCTTGAAGAGTTCCTTCTCTAGCGTTGTCTCTTATAGACCCTCTTAAACCAAGATCTTCAGTTTCTCCAGCAGCACCAGCTAATATGTCAGCTTGATTAAAAGCTTGTTCTGGATTTCCTACAGCCATTACACCTTCTTGTTGAGTGACTTGTCCCATAGGATTAAAGCCAGGGATACTTATTGATGGTATACCAATACCTAAAGGTTTATCTGCCATTCTTTTTATTCCACCTCTTGTTCCATATCCATGTGTCTAGCTTACAAGAAAGTTTTCCTAATGTTGCCCAAAATAATTTTGTATACATTACTCTTTTGTCTCTTCTCGGCAATTGCAATCATCACAACTGCAACTTTTGCACACTTCAGTACAATGACATTCATGATCACAATAAATACATTTTATCATCCGCATTCTCCTTGACAACAATCTCCATCTGTTACGCATTTGCAATCAACGCATTGATAGTGGCCGTGAACAAACACCTTTGGTTTGTCGCACCCACAACTAAGACAAGTCGTTCCAGTTTCTTCCGTCAAATCTTCTTGCAACATTTCTATTTCCATCTTCAGTATAACTACAATGAATCCAGCCAGAGTTAGGCTCTTCTTCTTTGTAAAATTCCAGTATTAGTTGGTCGTAATCTAAATTGTCCATGATCCACTGTGCGACTTCAAAGTTAGGGATACCAGGAATTTCAAAATCTACAGCCTCTCCTTTTACATGCTGTGAGTTGTCAGAGGAACCAATAGCTCTGTTTAACCCCATGCAACGGTAACCGCTCGATGGGGAAAAAGGAATGCCGAACTCTTCTCGAACAGGCTCTAATATGTTTTCGCACAAAGACTTTAAATTTATTATCTCATCATCTGATTTTGGTGAGTTGTCTATGCTCATGCGTTCAGCTGTCTGTGACTTAGTAAGCTCTGCCATAGTAAAATTATCAGAAAGTCTCATTAAGCTACTCCTAATAATTTTTCTTGTTCAAGTTGTCGCAGAGCATCTGGGCCAAGTTGAGCAATTTGCTGGGTAGAAGGAGCCGTACTTATTTGTTGTCCTATTTGTTGTCCTATTTGTTGAACAGCAGGTCCTATTTGTTGAGCAGCAGGTCCTATTTGTTCAATAGTTTCGGTTATAGTTTCTCCAAATTGTTGCCTTGTGTCTGAGTCAGGTTTGGCCATCGTAGCAGCTATTAATCGTGCTTGTCGATTTATTTGATCTTTTACTTCTAAAACAACAGGATTTGCAGGTCCTAAATCAGCACCAGCGGCAAGTCCTTTTTGGTACATTCTTCTACCACCATAATTAGGTTTTAATAAAAAGTTTAAAAAGGGTTTAGATCTCATCATTCTTCCCATAAGAAAAATAGTAGCTGCTTCACCAATAAAACTAATAGGAGCAGTAATTAATCTCATACCAGCACCAGCGGCAAAAGCTGCAGGAGCTAACCCTGTTTTACTTTTTAAAGAAGCATCGGATATGCGTTCTCCAAGTCGAGTTAATTTAATCAAATCGTTTACTGCATCTTGACCAATAATCTTGCTTACAGATCCGTTTTTGTTTAATTGCGTTAATGTTTTTCTCATGGGAACACCCCATGCTCCAGATGCAATTACATCCGAACTAACTCCTTCTGGAAACGCTGAATTTATAATCCTAGACATAACCATATCTTTTACATTTAACGGTCCGTTAAGAACATT